AACCAAAATTTAGATAATGATTCTGCTTGTAAAGATAATTGAAACAGATCTGCCCAATGAACAATAGTTAATATTTTCATTGTCATTGCCCTAACTCCGTATATACATCAGGCCACAAATCTTTAAAAAGTGTGTGATTGTTTTTAATTTGACTTTCGATTGTTGTTATATCTGTTAATATTTTTTTATTATTAAATTTGATATTATTATTTTTGATCAATAAATTTTTAATATTAGATAAAGATTCGATTCCCGGTGCAGTTGCATAAAGTTTTTCACAAAGTTCTATTTCGCATATTGCTTTTTCTTTTAGACTTGTGGACATATTTAAAACATTCACATCTACATTGTTTCCTGATGATTCGAGTAGATTCCAGAAAACATTTTTAAAATTTTTACTGGTAATAAAATTATAAAATTCTACTAAATTAAATGCACTATAGACAGAATACAAAGAGTGAGCTTCTAATCTATTTTGTTGATCAGACATACTATGATAATAATCTACATTTTCTACAAACGTATTCCAGGATGCTCCTCTTCTAACATATTCGTATCTGTCACCGACGTTTTCAAAACTTACTCCCCAATTGCACTCTTTTTCTTGTAATAATTGTTGAGCTATTTTATTTGTTTTTAAAGGAACTGCTAAGTTGGTAATAATATAAAATCCGGTTCCACTTAACATTTCGATAAGTTTAGAATTCTGTTTTTGCAAGAGAGGTTCCCCTCCTAGCATTATAGTTCCTTTTGACTGATATCCGTTTCCAATATTTTGTTTTATAAAATTAAATAGATTTTGTTCATTTTCATCTTTTATAGTATTGACTTTAATTCCTTTTATGTCTGACCATTTAGAACTAAAAAATTCGTAACAATATACACAAGATAAATTACAAGTATTACTCCAACGAAGATCAAGTCTTTGTAATTTAAAAAAATGTTTATCTAGTGTGTTATAATCTCGAATTAATGTTTCGCTATCTGAGATTCTTTCAGATCTTACTCCTTGATCTTCTTGTTGTTTACATTGTCTACAATTAGGGTGCCATTTTCCATCAAGTATATGTTGCCTAATGTCTTTAGCTTTGGGACTATTGATAATTTCATCAATAGAATTTGTATGCAACGATCCGATTGAACTTGCAGCCGAACAACAAGTTTTAATATTACCATCCGGCCCTAAAAATATTTCAGTAAACGGTAGCGAACAAAATGTTTCTTTATTCACTTAGATACCTTTATTTCCCGCCAATTTCTAGATTTATCATCCATTTTTTCATGTGTATAAATTTTATCCACTCGACTAAAGGTTCCGCATATGTTAGCACAATATGCCATTTTGCCTTCGGCGCAGCTAGGCTTTGTCCATGAGTCCGTAAACACACGATCTAAGTGATGACCTTCCATGATTTCTTGAAGACTATGTTTATTAAGATCAAAGTGATCCCACCCGTATTTTTCTATTTCGTGGTGTAATTGCAGACTTTGACTATCAGAATGTACGCCGTTTAAATGTGTTCCCATGTAACAACAAGCAATCACTCGACCTTTTTGATCAACAAATATTTCTTTTCCGCCGTTCATTGTTTTTGCTTTGCAATCAATTTTAGCTTTATCCAATATGCTGTTGTCTTCCACTGCTAACATTTCGTAAACTTTGCTGACTCGTTCGGGATGATTGTTATGTGTTAGTTTGTTTTCTTTAAGACGCTTGTAATCGTCTGTACTAAATTTCCAAAATTGATTTTGAACTGAGCCTTGTGGATTTTCTAAATTTCGATTTTTTGGATCAACTGGTGCATCGATCCAATAATCAAATTCGCCCTCACGAGTCATTGCACTCATGCGTACTAAACTTGTACCGTTGTCTACTCCTAACGCTTTCTTAGGAACAAACGCATGAAACCCCATATCTTTAGAAAGTTGTTTTGCTTTGTCAATTTGGTGTTCGTTATGTTTAAAAATCAGGTAGTCCCATTCTGCACGACCGCCTGCATCTATAAATGCTTTTGCATTTGCTACAAGTTTATCCCAATCTACATTTCTTCTGTACAAGTGATTGGTGTCTGATAGTCCGTCGATACTAAATGTAATTTGCCACGACCAGTGATCTCTTGATTTTTTCGAAAACAAAGTCCCCATCTTAGCCCAGAATTCTGGTTTACGCATTCCGCCGTTTGTATTCATACGAATAACGGTTGTTGGACTTACTTCATCTATGTATTCGCAAATTTCGTATAGATCTTTTGCCATGCCGGGGTCACCGTGTACACCACAAAACAAAATTACTTCACATTTGTTAACAACTTCCGGTGGAAAGTATTTTTTAAATTTTTCAATCGTGATTTGATCTATTTCTAAATCAGGACGAATAAGTGGACTGTTAGCATGGAATCGGGTACACATTGGGCATGCTGCATTGCATGCATTTGTTAATTCAATGTGCAGTTGATTTAATTCTGGAAAGTTAAAAAAATTATTCATATCCGATTACCTTGGCATATTCTGGAAAAATATCAGCAAAATTTTGTTGTCGATATCCGTCGTGTGTTTTTGTTGTTTGTTTAAATTTATCCCATTCCCCCGGAGTGGATTTTCCGTTTTTAATATAATTAATAATACCGGGTATGTGGTGCTCGTGCATATGCTGGTCAGTATGCTCCTTGGGAATATTGGTTAATAAATTAATAACATACGGTTTTATTTCTTCGGGTAATTCTGTTAGATTATAATGTTTAGGACCGTGAACTAAATTTAGATACGGACCAAAAGATTTAAAATGTTTAGAATGCTCTTCTAACAATCTCGGAAGTCCAGTGATATTCAATGTACTAAGTGTTATGCACCAACCGAGATATAAATTTCCCGTTCGATCATTTAGCTCAATTGCTTTTCGCATGTTTTCCTTTGCATCGCTCCACTTGGCTGGAAATCGCATGTATTCGAATTGTTCTTCAATTCCGTCAGTGCTAAAACTTATATGCACATGCCTAAAATGTTTAAAGATTTCTACTTTATCTTCCGGCCACTGAGTTCCGTTTGTTGCATAATGAATTTCCATATCACTAGCGTATCCTTTTTCAACCGCAACTTCGAGTATGCGCCACATTTTTTTACTCATAAACGGTTCGCCACCATAGAAATCAAATTGTTTGATTGTTCCTAAATTGACTTCGAGATCATCCCAAAACGGACTTTCGTCGTCATAGTGCTGATGATACTTCTTCATATTATTGGCATATAATTTATATGTTGGAAAACTACTGTGTTCGTATACATCAAACTCTTCTTGCATCCATGTGCTACTAGAATGGCTTCCGCATGTACGACATTTTAAATTACAGGTATTTCCTAAGTTCAATTCAACCTTTGCCAGCCCGTTGAAAGGAGTATTACCGTTACGTAACCAATCTGCGTATTTGTCATTGTCTCTTTGCCTCTTGCTTCTTCGGCCAGCATCTTCTTCTTCAAAACACCAACTGCACTTATCGTGTCTCTTTCCGGAACCCAATGTATCTCTCACTTCCCAAAATGCTTTTTGATTAAAATTAATTGCAATAGGTTCAGCACCTAATGAATGTTTTAAATCTTCATCTCGATACATACAACAAATTTTTGTTGTACCGGTATTATTTCCACTCATTGCGTGGTCAGCGTTTACACACCATGTTTTTTTATTTTGTTCATTTATCATAATTTTTTTTCAATGTTAGTTACACCTTTAATTACATCCGGCCAAACATGATCCCATTGGTAGCTAGACAACCATATTTTCGATAACGTATTATTAAATTCAATTGCTATCGATTCGGGCTCAGTTAACAAATGTGGCAATATTGTTTTTATATATTTGTAATGTTCCGTCGGAAGTGGGTGACTGTCAACAGCCTTAATATTTTGTAAAGTTCTTGGTAAGTTGTTTACATTACTTTTTAGTACGTCATGAAAACTCGGTTTAATAAAAGACAACAGATCCTTATATAATTCTGCAATATCCTCGGTGTCGGTTTCAAATATGTCATTATACATGTTATTGGTTACAAAAGAAACCATAGATATAAAATGATATTCACAACCGATATTATCTAAAAACCCTTTCATAGCTGATATTATAGCAACATCTCTAATAACAAACCCTCTGAAGTCAAAAAACTTTTTAAGTTCTTCAGAGGTGTAATAATTAGCAACGCCCCCCGGAGTTACCCATTTTCCATTTTTATATCTATCCTCTCTTGAAGAACAAGTCCATTGTATAATGATAATATCGTCTTTAGTAAATTTATGACGATTTTCTGACTCTATTATCGAGTTAAAAATATACATATTACCGGCACCAGGTTGGCCATAATTGTAATACTGATCGTATTGTCTACCCAATATATCGGCCCAGGTTGGCCATGCGTAGCTGGTAAAACTGCAACCATAGGCAAAGAATCTTTTATTATTCATCACAATCTATCTGTTACGATTCTTCTGTTAACTTCTGGCCAATCGTAATTCCATCCGCAGTTATGTGTATCCCATACTTGTGTTAATATTTTATCAAATGCATCAGCTAATTGACTGTCGACTAAAAATTCCGGGAGTACGGTCTGTAAATATTTATAGTGCTCTGATGGCAGCGGGTGATTATCAGTTATGTTAATTCCGTGTAATGTTCGAGGTCTAATTTGGCCATAATCTCCTAACACTTCGATGTAACTCGTTTTTATCAACTTAATAATATTCATGTAATGTTCACACACATCTGCAACGTCGGCATTTGAAATATCTTGATATTCATTATTAGAATCAAATGGTACCATCGAAATAAATCTATAATCGCATCCGGCATTATCTAAAAAACACTTGGTTGCTTTAATTAATGCTAAATCTCTAATAACAAACCCTCTAAAATCAAAAAATTTTGTCATTTCAGGGCCTGTATAATAATTAGCCACTCCGCCTTGTGTTAACCATTTATTGTCTTTATACCTATCTTCGCGACTGGGGCCGGACCACTGCACGATTACCAAATCGTCTTTGGTAATTTTATGACGCTCATCTGACTCCATTACTGCGTTAAAGATAAACTGATTACCTGCTCCGGGTTGTCCGTAATTAAAATATTCTAAATATTGCCTCCCCAACAGGTCAGCCCATGTAGGCCAAGCATAGGTAGTATAACTGCAACCATATGCAAAAAATCTTTTATTTTCCATAATTTTCAAATGTCGTCTTACATAGTTTGTAAAATTCTGTGTATTCAGGGAATGTGTTTAACAGGCTAGTATTTAACCGCTTGTCATTTTCGGTAAAGAAACTGTAAAAATCTCTGCGTCCTGCACGAATCTTTTCCTCGCTTACAGGATGTTCTTTCATATAATCTGTCACCCGAAGCATTTTTTCATATTCAACATCTGTAAACCATTTTTTATTATCTTCAATAAATTTTAATTGGCTTTCTTGATGTGCAATAAAATCATCTGTGAGAATGTTAATCATCCAGTGTGGTGGTTCTTTCAAGTAAGGAGTATCAAACGATACACTTTCAAATCCAAACTTCTCACGCCATTCTATGACCTTGTGTAACAATTTTTGAAAGTTAGTTACACAAAGAACATTATACGTACACATTAAATTCACAGTAGCACCTGATTTAATTACTTCTATCATGTTGCGTTCCCAGTGATCACATTTAAGTCCGGTACGCATGTACTCTGCTTGTTCGCCCCAACTATCAATGCTGGTAAAGAAACTAAACTTACGGATCTTCTTTTGTTTTACAAGGCTAGTTACTCTTTTAATAAGTCTGTCAACACGATCAAATGTGACACCTAAATTACTGTTAAGTGTAATTTCCAAATGAGGGCTTGGTTCTGTTTCTAACAAATCAAAAAACTGCATGGCGCCTGGATTCATTAAAGGTTCTCCGCCTGTGATCCGCAATGTGTGTAAATCATTTTTTAAACTAGGCCACCATTTCCAAAATGCTTCGATGTAGGGATTTTCATCTTTAGGACCATAATATGTGCCGTTGGTCATAAACTCAATGCCATACTGATTATAGGTCAAGTCATAGTTACCATGCTTTTTAATTTCTTCAGTCCACATGGTACTTGCTTGTGGACAACAATAGCCGCATCTATAATTACAAGCATTTCCAAAACTAACTTCTAGATATCTAGGATTAACCGGGGCGTCCCAAGGTAACTCTGCAAGTTTTTCAATTAACGGTTCACTAAAATCACTTGAACTATGGATCATTCTATCACTGATATGTTCGCCTGGCAAGTCTTCAATGTTCCAACAGTATTGACATTCATCAGGACGGCCACCTTCTAACATGGTCTTACGCTGTTCTTTTTTCCATTTGGTATTGTGTAACGCACTGGGATCAACAGCAATTTCATCTAATCCAATGTGATGTGGACGAGGATGATAACAACTATGGTTATCGCCAGTGTGTAGATATAGGGTTTGATGCAACCACTTCATTGCACAGAATCCCGGACCAACAGTGTTTAATCTATCTCTTACGTTTTTAATAAACGTTACTCTATTTTCTTGCATTTTGCCTCGCATTCTTTCCAGAAAGTTTCTAACTCTGGAAATGTATTTAAAAAATTTGTGCCTTGACGTTTGTCTTGCTGGCTAAAAAATAAATAAAAATTCTCTTTAGCTAATTCACTGTTAAATCCAGTATCCGATTTAATCCAATCGATCAATCTCTGAACTTTGCTGATTTCAAAATCGCTGAATCCTTTAAACTCATTCCATTTGGTTTCTGGATTATATTTCATAAACTCGATTGTGCGTTCTAACTCAGAAACTAACACAGGCAGTAATTTAGGATTTAAAAAATCTGGATCAATTAGCTGTGGTACATCAAACCAAATCAACTGACGACCGCTGTTAAATTGTTTACGTAATTTTAATATATTTTCCATGTATTCATAAAATCTTGTGTACGACAACGCATTAAAAGTAATAATAAATGTCAAACTATGTTTATCACTGTTTTGGAGATAGTCAGTTACGTTGGTGTATAGCATGTTAAAATCCATGCCATTGCGTATATATTCGGCTTGTTTTCCCCACGAGTCTAAACTGCAAAACAACATAAAGTGGTCAATTGCATTTTTTTCAGTGATTTTCTTCAATGATATCATGAACTTGTTCCACTGATTTCCGGGAGGACAGCAATTTGACGTTATAGATAGGTGTAAGTCCTCTTTAGGGTGCTCGAGTACATAATCAAACATTTTAAAGGTGTTTTTATCCATCAAAGGTTCACCACCAGTCATACGGAATGTATGTAGTGTTGGATATATCTGTGGTAACCATTCCCAAAATGCCAGCAAGTATGGATTGGATGGCCCATTGTCAATGTTGAGACTGTCCATCCATTTAATATCATTATGCCATCTATCTTTTAAAATGAAGGCTCCGTTGGTTTGAATATCATTGTGCCATGCTGTGCTAAGATGCGGACTACAATACGAGCACTTAAAATTACATGCTTGGTTGAAGTTTACTTCCACATAGCGTGGATTAGGGTTCTCAACAGTTAATGCTTCTTCAATAAGACCGGGCTCGTATACATCTTTGCTACGATAAGCACGATCACTTAGCTGGGTGCCGCTGTCTTCAATTTGCCAACAAAAGTTACATTCTGTAGGACGAGTTCCCTCAATCATTTGTCTACGTTGATCTTTTTTATACTTGGTGTTGTGTAATGCACTTACATCGATCACTACTTCTTCTAATGGTATGTGATGTGCTCTAGGATGATAACAACTGTGTGTCTTACCTGTAGGAATATGTATACTAACATTATACCACTTAGCAAGACAAAAGCTAGGGCTAACTTTATTCAGTTCTTTGTATACATATTCTGCGTCGGCAAGATAACGAGATTCATACCTACCATTAATCTCTTTAAGTTCATTACCTTTTATATTACGATTATATTCCACTAAACTGTTCCTGTAACCAATCAAAGTCATTAATTTTATTAAGAGCTTCTGAATTATTTTTGTTAGTTTCGCCGTACTGTCTGCCTGCTTGAGCTCCTTCGATTGCATATGTACCAAAAGGTTTTTCAGCTCCAACAGAGCACCATGTATCTAACCGTAGTTTAGTTTCTTCTTCGTACTGCCTTTCAATACTTCGACTAGATAGTTTGCAACATTCTCTAAAGGCTGATCTCCATGTAGCAAATTCGTCAGTGTTAAAAGAGTTAGTATTGGATACAGTATCCATGGCTTTAAACTTTTTAGATATACTAGTTGTCATATCCGAAGTATTAATATTCATATCTAATGTTAGTTGTCTTGGTAATAATTTAACACCACCATTACCGTATTCTAAATTATTAATAGGATTAATACTTTTCCAAACATGAACACAATCGATGTCATAACTTGACATCACTGTATTGAAACTAAAATTATCTTCGATTATTGCATCGCCGTCGACGATCCATATCATATCAGTATTACATATGCTTGCTGCTTTAATATGTGCATTGTGAATTCCTTTTACACCATGAATTCGTTTAGCCCTCGTACATATGCCTGTTAATTTCTTATAGTTTTCGTCGGCGTTGGGTTCGTTGTAAGATATAAAAACAACATCATATAATCTATGTTCCGATACTAGCTGATTGTGTTCTTTCTTTTCTATCAAAAATCTATGTTTAAATTCTCGTTGACTAATGATTTTGTTTTTAGATAATAATACTAGCCCGTTAGTATAAATTTCGTTGCCGTTAAACAAATGTTTAAATGAGTGATTTTCTGCGCGATCATGATCATACTTACCATCGTTGGGTTCGAAGTATAGATCAAACACAGATTCGTCTGTAATATTAATTTCAGGCCATACACCCCAGAATAAAGGTTGTGATTCTTTCTTTAAGATATCTAAATACCCGTCATATGATGAAAGAACATATCTATTATATCTATAACGACTAACAACTACTGCGTGTTCTTTTTTGTCTATTAAATATCTACGGTTAAATTCTTTTTGCGAAATAACTTTTTCTTTTGAGAATAAAACTAGCCCACACAAATATGTTTCTTTATCATTGCATAGATTTTTAAACACGTGATTTTCTTTTCTATCATGATCATACTTGCCATCGTTGGGATCAAAATATAGATCAAAAACAGTGTCATCAATAATATCAATTTCAGGCCATATACCCCAAAACATTGGCTGCGTTTCTGTTTCTAAAATATTCTTGTAATCATCATAGGATGTAATATCATAACGACTGTATCTATATCTACTAACTATAAGATTGTGTTCTTTTTTATCTATTAAGTATTTTCTATCAAACTCTTTTTTAGATATAACTTTGGATTTAGAAAATAATGTAAGACCGCTTTGGTAGGATTCTGTATCATTGCATAAATTTTTAAACACGTGATTTTCAGATCGATCATAATCCAAGGATCCATCATTGGGATCAAAGTATAGATCAAAAATTGTATTATCCAAGATTTCTGTGTTTGGCCATTGGCACCAAAACATTTGTTGTTTTTCAGTGTTAACAATATCTAAATATTCAGTGTGCGAATTGATTGTATGAACAGGATACTGATACTTGCTAACAACGGCATCATGTTCTTTTTTATCAACAGCATATTGTTTGTTAAATTCACGCTCCGACAAAGATTTATATTTGCTACAAAGAATTACACCACTGAGGTATGACGTGTTATCGTTGCACAAGTTTTTAAATACGTGATTTTCTCTGCGATCGTAACTGTTATGGTGACTAAAATATAAATCAAAGACTGTATAATCAATAACAGTAACCTCAGGCCATACTACCCAAAACATTTCATCTGTGATTTCTTGGTATTCTTTAAACGTTGAAGGGTGGTATTTGGTATATTGTTTTGGTTTACTAGCAACGATGTCTATTTCTTTTTTAGCCGTAAAAAATCTATGATGAAATTCTCGTTGAGAAATAGTTAATGCTTTAGGAAATAGACAAATGCCATCATAATGTTCGCTGTTTCTAAACACATGAACATACATGTCGTCCCACTTGGTAACTGTGTAGTCTAGCAAATTAAATGACGTTAACTCTACATCGTCCCAGATAACCCAAAACATTTTTGTAAAAGATTTAGATTGTATTTCTTTGTATGATTGTATGTTTGTGAGTTGTTGAGCAAGAGGATACTTAGACTTTATTGTTGTCCAGTCTTCGTTGTTTCCATTATTTTTCGAAACATAAAAAATGTCATACATTTGCAGGCACCGGCATTTTAAAATAGGTGTCGTTTAAATTCATTGTTTCATGATACAAATCTAAAGTAAATTTGCTTTGCTGTGCATCGAGAAACGGCCAATCTAATCCTAGACCCATTTTTATTTTTTCGCCTAAATTTTTAATCTCATCTATGAGACCGTCGCTGTTCACATCTTCATATGGTTTACCATATTGAAAATAGATGTCTCTAAGGATTTCAAAATCTCGAACATCAACATAATTCCACTGTGTGCAGTTGGCCATCCATGTTCCTAATCTAGCACCGTAGACCGCATAGATTCCGTTTTCTTCATGGGCACCAACTGTTGACCACATGCGTAGTCTGTGAATATTGTGCCACCATATACGCTCTTTGATTTCCATAGGAGGAACTTTGACACCGTCAAGTAATGTCATTTTAACACCCTCACGAAATCCTGCTCTCCATGCTTGGAATGGTGAACCTGTAATAACGCTTTCACTAAACGTCAATGGAAAATTTCTATATCCATCCTCCCAACAAAAATCTACCTGGCCACGATCACTGTTGGAATTTTCATGTGTCTTCATGTTAAGAACAAAGTCCTTGCGCCAGATTTTTAATCCACCATTGCCATATCGAAGACCGTTGATTGCGTTACGGCCACACCATCCATAGACCTGTATCTTGGGATCACTCATGTCGAGGTCGATGTTAAAAAATCTAGGATCTACAATGTTGTCTGCATCAACAGTGATAAACCAATCTGTTTCGCTGACCTCTGCAGCGGCTTTATGGGCGTGGTCAGATCCTTTAACTCCGTGGATACGTTTCGCCCAAGGAACTTTATTACACAAGTCTGCATAATGCATATCAGCGTTAGGCTCGTCGTAACTTAAAAAAACTACATCAAACTCAATTATTTTCATTTATATTCAATCACATAATTTTTAAATAGGCGTCTTGTATACACACTAAACTTATCATATTCTATGTTTTTAATTGTTACATTATGACCTACTAGTTCATTTATTTTAACAGAAAACATCTGAAAAATCAAGTTGGGATCGTTGTAATCGGTGATTAAAAAATCCATATCGGTGGAGCCGTCCCAAATAAATCTTCTTGTTCCGATGCTGCCTTTGTGTTTTTTAGTTCCACCGTATTCTGTAGATAATTGAATTTTCAAATATTTGCTTTTTGAATTGTATGTTAGATGCATGTCCGATTTAGATTCTTCCGAATATTTGATATCAGAAATCCTGTGCAACACATCATCTAATTTCTTTAGTGTCTTTTTTTCAGCTATCTCTAACTGTCCCGACTCTACATTTATTAGACAGTTGTGTATCTGTATTTCAGCTGTGATTATGGATTCAGCCATTTCTTGTGATATCTGCACTATATGTTTTTGATCTGCAAAAGCATGATCTGGTCCTACGCTGATCACTTGACCTGTGTCTGGATCAAACACCGCCACATACTGTGTGATTGGTGGCTTGTGTTCTCTCAGCCATTTGTCAAAATCTTCTATAGTTTCCATGCTTTGGTCTCCAAGATATGTATGCACTCTTCTGTGATTAAATTTTTCTCTACGTAATGCACAATATCATTCTGTTGAAAATTTCCTATCTTTAATCTAGCATCTGCATTGAGATAAAATCCCACATGGTCGCTCCAGGTGTCAGCAGGCCAAGGCCAGTTTTGCAGCATTGGTTTCATATGCACTACTCGAGGAAAGGGTAAATCGTATGCAATATCGTCAGTGATGTCTAGTATTTTAGCAGACAGTGCAAATGCTTCATCTGTGCCAATCACCTTGGGTCTATGTTCATTTAAAAACTGATTGGTGAATTCACTGGGATTTTTTAAAATCTGTCGACCCAGTTCAAAAAATTCTTGGCATAGCACAGATCCTTTAGAGAAAAAAGTCCACATAGAGTATAAATCCGGTAGGTAATTTCTGTCAAAAGTTTTTCTATATGTGCGATTTGTGATTAATTCACCCCTATAGGTGTAGACCTGATTGGCCACATGTAATTCGCTGTTGGCAATAAAATAATCAATCCAATGACTGTAATCTCTCAGGAATAACATGTCGGCATCAAGGCACACTGTGTGATCAAACGGAGACAGTTGGTCCATCCATGATCTACCATCCCAATATTTCTCTTGGTCCCATTCAATCACTGTGTCAAACACCCACGGACTTGTTAATTTCTCAAGTGATTCTTTGTTGTCAATTACCAATGCTACCCTGTCATAACCTGGTTTTTGTGTGGTTTTTATGCTCAGAGCTAGAGCATAGGCGCACTTGAGATAATCAATGTCATCATTGTGTGCCACAAACAGCAGATACCCAAAATTCATATCAACTCCATTAACTGTTGCTGGTGTCTCAATATACTTTGTTTATTCATCACATGTATGTCGACCCCAGTCACAGATGCTGCACAATATGTAGCATCCAATCGATGATCAATCAAGAATGTTAATTTGTCCTTGTCGACCGCTGTGAGTATATCTTTGTCCATCACTGATAACACAGGCGGCAGTGTTGGTGTGTGCATGTTCTCAAATCCATCTAGCATGTGTTTAGCAACACTAAACGCTATGTCATTTCTATACTGTCTGTGATCGAATCTAAAGACATCAGCATAATGCTTGTAATTTTCTTTGATAAGATTCACAGTGTCAAAAAACAATTTCGATTGTGGGTTTTTCGTGAACATCACCGTGGTTGCCCAATACATTTTACAACTGGTTTCACAGACATATCTATCAAGATATCCTAATCTATCGTTGCTGTAGATATCGTTGATCGAATCACCTATCATTACGTCAGCATCTACGTTCCAATATTTGTCTAGATTATCACTGAATATTAAAAAATCACTATCTATCAGCAGTGTTCTATCATAGGGTGTAAGATCCCATACCGAGTGTCTATTGGTATTACAAAATGGTATTTTTTTATTGATCACTCCGTCGTGTAATCCACGTTGATTATCGGTAACAGGTTTATCTACAATTATAACATGCTCGAATACTGTTTCAACCTGCTGCCATGTGTGTGATTTGAGCAACCATTCCTTGGTGCTGTGATCGGTGACCAATGACACTGGTACTCGGAGGTGCTTTTTTGCAAGCCCGCCACTGATCACTGCTAACAATCCGTAGTCTACCTCACGATTGTTGTGTGCGAAAATTAAAATTCCATTGGTCATTGTGAAATAAGTTTTTCTACAGATCTAGATTTCTTGATCTTGTCAAATTCTTGAAAATATTCATTGGTGACTTCAAAATATCTGCTGAAGATTTCATCACGAAACACTTCTAGATTTTCTATCAATATGGGATTTTCGTTGCTGTCTAACAGCACTATTCCAGAAACTCTGCCTTTGGCACACAACATTTCAACAAATGTCAACAGGTTTCTATCAATAGCAAACAGGCCGCCAGAGAAACCATACATCAGTTTGGCAGCTGTGCGTTCTTTGAGAATTTTTTTGTGGATTGAAAAAGTCTGCTGATAATTGGCAAAATCCAATACCGCTTTCAACTGTTCGTTCATGAGTTCTCCTTGATAAACTGCGTAGTTTATTTATAGAGAACTATGTGGTATGAAATAAATTACGAGCCAGTGACGGCGCTGATTGCAATTGTAGGTTGAGTTACTGCGAATGCTGCGCTGCTAGGAACCATGATACCTGTGGCAAACAGTGTAGAAACACTCACTGTGAGGGTGCCATCTATGTCATCACCCGGGGCTGGATTGGGACTAAATCCTGCTCCCGAGTCGGTATATCCATCTGTGAACAATACTCGTATTTCACCGCTGGCGGCTGTGCCTCCGCTATTTGAAGGCACATCAACGCATCTGGCTTGTAGGCGATAGTTGTTAGATCCATAAGGACTGCTGGCTGTGGCTGTGTAAAATGTTTGAAAAGTGCTGGTGGTTCTATACCAATTGGTTCCATCGTTGGGGGTGGTGCCTGTGTTAGGTACATCACCCCCAAAGTTCTGTGTGCCTGCGGCACTGAGAATAGTTGTCCAACTGGTGTTTTGAGCAGTTCCTGCTCCGCCGGTTCGACTAGCACTGATCCTAATTTTACCACCACTGTTGAACCAATATCTAGCATCATTGGCGTTACCCCAATACAGCTGTATAACACATTGGCATTGACTAACCCATGCTGTGGTTTTACTTGATGTGGTCACCGCGGTGGTAGCTGACTCACTACCAGCCACTGTGAATCTGGCACCAGTTATTATGTCTGCCCAATGATCATACTGTCGTTGAGGTACATCCAGTGTGCCGGTATCTGGTGTAATACTTGTAGTGTAGCGTATTGTTTGATTTTCGGATACCACAGCTGTGGTCGGATTAGATCCGTTGATGTGCTTGTAGGCGTTGATGATGTCAAATCGTAGATTTGCCCACTCATTGATAGTGACTTTGGTGCCTTCTGCCACAGCCGTAGATACTATTCTGGCCTGTTGACCATAGCCAGAATTTCCACTGCCGTTGCCTAACACAGCAATAACTTTGTTTCTGATTGAATTGTAGTCTGCTTGGACTATTATACTATTAACAGCTGGCATGAGAATATTTAAGAGATTATGACGCTACGATGATTGAAAGTGAATACGATGGTCCTGTGACTGTAAAACTACCCGATGGCTGTAACAGTCCCGAGGCTTTGATTTCGGCCACATTAACAGTTAACGTGCCTTCGACAGAATCTCCCGGTGCGGTTGCAGGAAATGGATCAACATATGAATCAGACAGAGTGATACGTATCTGCACTTGGGTAGCTGTGCCAGTGGAATTATCAGCAACATCGGTTTTGGCTTCTAGTCTATAATTGTTCGCAGAATAAGGACTACTAAGTGAATCTTGATAGAATATCTGGTATACATTAGTCAATGTATAATAATTGATGATGGGATCCGTGCCGGCTCCAAAGCTGCGTGTGCCAACACTGGCTAAAAAATTCACCCAGGCGTTGACCTGTGAAGTTGCTGCGCCAGCTGTGAACAGAGGTGTGATTCTGATTTTTCCTCCGCTGTTGAAAAAATGTCTGGCTACAGTAGCGTTTGCGAAGTTACACGTTAGAGTGGTCTGTGCTTGTGTTGACCAGGGAGTGTTATATGTCTGTGTGGCCTTGGCAGTGACTACGGATTGGTTGTCAGCGACTGTGAATCTATTTGCAATGGCCTGTTCTAACAATATATCGTAATTTGTGTTTGGCGAACCCGGCCCAAATCCAATTGGATCGCCGACAGCAACTTGGACCACCGGAGGAATTACTCCATCCTGATGCAGTTTTATGTTGATAACGTCAAATCTCAACAGATCCCATTGTGCTTTGGTAATTGAGTTGCCGATGAAAACATCTGCAGATTGCACTGTCTGGCCATATCCCCTAGTAGCAGATCCAGTGCCTAACAAAGACTCCGCTTTGTCCTGTATAGTCACATACTGTGAAGCAAATACTGATGTTCCGCTAGTCATTACAGCACCAATACTTCAATTGTGTTATCAGACTGTGTGCCAGCTGATTCCAAGGCAATTGCAAACACATTAGCGTAGTTGCCGTGAGCTGCCATTGCTGTACCGCCTGGTCCAGCAATCAATCTATCGCCTTTCTGTACCGAACCGTAGGTCTTGCACGGCACCCTGCCTTTGAGAGCAATATATATCCCACCCTCAAGATCTTTGTTCATCATAAAAGCAGGATCTGCACTGACTACTCCGATGGCGCGAGTGTTGACATCACTGGCTGTGACTTCTTTGTCTCCGCCTATTATAACCACTGTGCCTGCTGCATAATCTCGATCTGCTAGATATTTTTCTGCTAAATCAGCATAACGAGCAGCTGTGGCTGTGCCATTGAAAATATTTGCTGTGATATTACCACTGACATCTCTTGCTGCGATACTGTATGCAGTTGCAGTGAGTCTAGCGGTTCTATACTGGGTGCTAGCGGTGCTGTCATTCCATGTAGGATCAACTCTTGCGTTGGTTCTGTCAATGAAAGTTCTATCAGCGTTGTCTGCAATACCAACAAATTGATTTGCAACCAAATTACCACTGGAGTTTCTCACAGCTATTGTTGAAATCGCTGACCCTGGCACAGTAGCACTGGGTTCTAAATTGTTTAATTGACTGGCATTTACTGCTGTTGAAGCAGACCCTGTGACTGATCCAGTAAGGGTACCAACAATATTAGCACCAGCAAATCCTATCTGTTTTGTTGCCGCATCTATCAATGCCGTGTTGTCATTGGCCAGCACATTGCCTTTGTGACTGCCTGTGGTATTACCAGTGACTGCGCCAACCAACGAGCCGTTGAATGTAGTGGCGTACACATTGCTCCACAGTTTTGTAGTTGACCCCAATGCATAGGCGTTGGTAATACCAGGTTCTACTCCTGTGGATTTCACCACGGCAATGTCTCTTTCGTCGGTGACATCTGTTACTGTGATTCTAAATGTTATATCATTGCCTAGCCGATTTTCAACAATCACATCGCTGCCGTCTTCGACTCGTATTCTAAGGTCATTGCCATCACCAACTTGAAATCCAGGATCACCGAAACTAACTTCTGAGATGAATGCGCTTTCTCCCGTTTTAATATATTGATCGGCTGTGAATCCACCTAATTTACTAGCATTAGCTGCGGTGCCCCAAAAGACAAAATCATCTGAAGATACACCAGTCTGTGATTTAACTAAAGTTATACCTTTCTTGATCACTGTGAAATCGTCAATGGTATTTTTAGAAGCGTCGAGAGTGAATGCAGTCTTGCTGATCACAGCTATGGTTTTACTATCTGCTATGACTTTGAGTATGGTGTGAGGACCTTCTGCAGTGGCCAGTGTTCCAAATACCACTGCAGGGCTGATAATTGATGTGCCTAGATCTGGGCTGGCGATAGGACCAATTAAAGTGAACTCAGAACCGGTATATGTATATAATTGTTTGGCAGCTGTGTCCCACCAAAAATCTCCCACTGATAATCCGCTGGGCGCTGACGCACTGGCTTCTGCTCCACCTGCTGTTTTGAACTTGGCCCCATCATAGAACTTGAGTTTTTTTGCAGCTGTGTCAAACCAAATTTGTCCGGTAATGGCTTTTGGTGGTGCTGTGATATTTGCAAAATTTTCCAATAGATGCACAAAATTCTCATTCTGCACTTCACCGTATCCTGCGTAATTTTTTCCCACCAATCTAAGATCAGTGGTGGTGTCTATTGTACCGTCNGCTACAGACGTTATAAATACCCCATTAAATTTNTTGACTTCGTATGCCATGCTGTGGACCCCTAATATCTTGTATTTATTGCTGTGATACTACCCGAGCTGCTGCGGCTTCACGCTGCTGCTCAAGTTGTATGTACTCTGCATCTGATAAACTTGTGGAAATATTCAGTGCTTTCTGCCTTATATGTCTAAGAATCTTCCAATCTGTGTTGTTTAAAAATTCGCGTTCTTGTGCATTGGCTAATTCCGTTGTCTGTCGTGCTGCAACATTCTCTGCTACTGGTTTGACAGTGTTATCAGCAACATCAAAATAATGTGTTTGTGCTCTGAGTTGAGCAGCCTGAGCATCTGTGATTTCCTGCAGGCGCACGGTGCTGGGGATACTAGGTAGATAATTTAATATCGCTACTACGGTGTTATTTTCTATACAGACATAATGCATGATTATCTCCAAATTGCCAAATAGTTTGCTGCCGGGGTGCTTCTTTGTTCTGTGTTCTGCACATATACCCTGATCCTATCGCTGAGAAGAGAATAAGTGCACCTTATCGAATCATTGCCGTCGACTCCACCTGCAAAATGAATCACATGAATAGAAGGAATAAATCCTACAAGATTAGCCATGCTTTTTCCCGCTGGCGGAAAAACATCAAAGTGATTGGCTCCATCATTAAAACTGCCAACTTGATTAGTAAATCCTGAGGTGCTGGATTGTTGGCCACTGATAAATGTTAGTTCAGAAAATCTAGTATCAACATATGTTTTAGTCGCTGCGTGATTGGCATTTACAGGAGCTCCGACAAGAGTCAAATATCCAGTCATTGTGCCTCCTGCCAATGCCACCTTGCTATTGTCATTGGCCGAAATGGTAATATCTTGGGTGCCGTTAAACTGAACTCCGTTTATCGACCTTGAAGTCTGTAATTGAGTAGCTGTACTAGCATTACCGATCAGTGATCCAGTAACATTTCCTAACAAAGCAGCGGTGATAGTACCTGCTGAAAAATTACCGCTGGCATCACGTGCTACCACTTTGCTGGCTGTGTTAGTCGAAGCAGCATCTACAGATATTGTCACAGGCACGGAAGAATTAAATAAATTCACACTACCACTGGTAGTGCTGTTGACCATGTTGATAAAGCTGCCTTTGTTCAGCTGCTCTAAGGTCAGTGGTTCCCATGCTGGACCGCCTGGTCTAGCTCGTAGAACATAGTTGTCTGCACCTAGCCCCAAGAAGCCCGTGTTACTTGTACTAGTCTGTACGGGTATAGCACCGAGGCCGCCGCCTGCTAGATTAGTCGCACGTAGAGACAACGTGGATGAATCAGCGTTACCGAAAAAATTGTCTGCATAAATATCAGCAAATTTGTATCCTGGAATTCCAAGATTAGTGGTGTTACCACCAATCAACGCAGGCGATTCCGGGCCGCCCAAACTCAACGATGTTGCAGAGTCTACAAAATTTATGTCTGGTCCAGTTGGCCCCATGTCAAAATTTAATCTTCCTGTGATTGATCTAATTGTAGGGATACTTGAGTCTACTGACAATCTTAACTGACTTCCGCTGCCTACAAATATACCGCTGTCATTCACTGTCAGTGAATCCAACGTGCCCACTTGTGTTAGCGAACTCAATGTCACGGAGTTATTAAGACTATTACCGGTCAATGTCCCGGCACTGGCTGTGACTGTGATGTTGGTAGATCCATCGAATCCCACATCATTTATAGTTCTAGTGGTGGCTAATCTTGTGGCTGAGGCTGAATTTCCAGACAACTGTGCGCCAATAAATTGCGTGGCCTGCACAGTATTGAAAGTACTGATTCCGCTGGTTGCCGTTACATTGCCAGTAAGATCACCGACAAAATCTGCTGTTATTGTACCTGCTGAAAATCCACCTTGAGAGTTTCTGGCAACTATCTTGCCTATGAGATTGGCGGACGATGCATCCACATTCCATGTTCTTTCTACCGCACCGTTGAAATCTGATCCTAGAATGTAATCACCTTTTTTCAATAGATTGGTTGTGTTTGCTGTGACTGTGATATCTGACGCAGCTGTAAATGGTACTCCGTTGATTAATCTAGCTGTTGATAACTGATCAGCTGTGGCGGCATTGCCGGTAACACTGCCATTGATCTTGGCCGTGCTGGAGAGATTGATTCCGATGAACAGGCTGTTGCTGAAACCTGCAACTGGATTGTTTATGTTGATAGTAAAAGCTGCCGCAGTGCAGATAGCAAATATCACGTCATTGGTTTCTAAGAATATCACAGGACGAGGATTACCAGTGCTGTCATCTAGAGTTCCTGATCTTGCTTTGGTAGACCCAAACCCAGTAACAGATTCTGGCCCTATCAATCTCCACTCTGTGCCGGTATATGCAAACAGTTGATTGATAGGAGTCTTAAACCATAGAGCACCGGCGTTGGTGTTCGCGGGAGTTGTTGGACTTACACTGGCAGACCCTATGGGGTTCCATTGTGCGCCATCATAGCTGTACGCTGTGTTGTCTGTGGTGCTGAACCATATCTGACCAACTAATGGTCTTGATGGCGGTGAATCGTTGGCAAAATTTTCCAGGAGAAACACAAAATTTTCATTCTGAGTTTCTCCGTAGCCCACATAGTTTCTACCAACCAATCCAAGACTGGTGGTGGTATCCAGGGTACCGTCCGACAGCACCACCAGTTGTTCACCATTGAACTTGTTAATTACATAGGCCATTTATGCCGCTCCTAGTTCATTATGGAGGTAGTGATAGATCTGACTGCCATGTCCACACTCCTCCAATTATTTGAAATTCTTTGATAATTCTTGTTACCGATATACTTGCCGAAGTTATAGTTGCTGTAGGGAAACTGATGTTGGTGATTGCTAGACTACTGGCTCCGCCAAGATTGGTTAGAAATGCCGCTGTGGAAAATGCCGGTGGCAAAGAGTTAATATCCAAAGACTGCGAATTGTTGCTGATTAAGTTACACAAGATCCTAGCATATGTACCTGCTCTATACTCGATCACAGGAGCAAGATTATTTAATATATTTGCAATAATATAGGTATTAGATTTACCATCAGACAAATCAATGGCGAAAATCAAAGGTCTTGATTCCACTCTGTTATCTGCATACTCTTTAGTAGCAGCGTCTTGAGCAGATACAGGATCTTGCATGCCGGTAATTCTAGGCGAACCAATCAGTGCTATATTTCCAGAGCCGTTTGGTTCTAATTCAATGTCAAAATTTGTGCTTATAGTACTGATTCTGTGATTTTCCAGTCTCATCTCAGTGACTGCGGGAGTACCCGGTCCGATGTTGACTACGGTCTGTGTACCGAAGGAACTAACTCCTGGAATACTTGTGATAGCGGATCCTAGACTGTTGCCATCTATTACCTTGGTACCACCAATATACACTGCTCGGCCAGCAGCTAAATTCAGGGTCTCGGATATGTCAAGCCAATTACTGCTATTGCTATAGGCTATGGTTTTATCTGTAGATGCTTTGATGGTGATACCTGCACCATCAGCTGTGATGTTTGTAGGGGTGGTAACATTAGCTATGACGATGTTTTTGTCTTCTATCGACACCGTGGTGGTGTTTATGGTTGTGGTCGTGCCTTCAACTGTAAGATTGCCATTTACCACTAGATCCCCGCCTGTGGTCACTGTACTGTCTATGAACCCCGAATATAAACTCACAGTTCTTGTAGATGCATTGATCTCAATAGCTGTTTCCTGCGTGATACCTTTGCGCACACTTAACCCAATATTCTTATCTGTGGCAGAATTGCTTAATATCACATTCCCAGAATTGACAAATAAATTTGCTTGGCCGGCTGAACCTACTACCACACCTAAATCACTGGTGATCTGTAACTGACCATTAATACTGTTGGATGTATCGGTTCGAACATACGTGGTTGCCAGTGCTCCACCTAAACTGTCACTGTTGGTACAGGTTGCACGTATTTTAAAGTTTGCCAAGGAACCTGCATTAAATCCGGGTGCGATACTGCCTGTAAATCCTATAATTTCTATTTTAGGGGTGAAACTGTCTTTGGAAAAAATTCCCAACAGCACACCATTATTGTACAGACTAGTCATTACTCTGGTCTGGTTAAGTGTATCTAGAATAGTGTCAATTCTAAGTCCACTGAGACCTTGCACACTGCTGTAAACTGGTGCAAGTAACACAGCAGTAGCACCATCAAAAAAGTATAATTGTTCCCCAACATTGTCATACCAAAGATCGCCTGCAGCCAATGTAGTTGGTTGAGAGCTTGATACCGTGGCCGAACTTACAGGAACGAAGGTGACTCCGTTGTAGACTTTTAATTTTGATTCGCTAGAGTCATACCATATTTGACCTTTTATAGGGTGTATAGGTGCGGTGATGCTGGAAAAATGCTCTAGCAATTTGATAAGATTTTCGTTGAATGCTTCACCAAATCCGCTGTAATTTTTTCCTATGAGAGTAATATCAGTAGAAAGACTGTCAATCTGTCCGTCTGCCACAGTTGCTACAATTGTACCGTCAGTTTTATTAATTTGATATGCCATATTTTACTCTGTTAAAAAGCTGGTGGTCCTGATCTTATAATATAATTCAATGCCAAGAAAGGATTCATCAATCCTACTGGTGTTGCTAATGTCACACCCAAGGGTTTTTTTACTCCGCCACTGTCTTTGAGATATTGTGCTTGTCCAGGGGCTGTCGGCCCAAGTCCAGAAGTTGCCAACGGATCTAGTGTTGTGGTTAATGCCACTGCTGAATAATCCTGTGTGGGGGTTGACAGAGTATGACTGTGTTCTGGTAGATTTGATAACGCTATAGCGATAGAACTTTGTCCTGCTGATCCTCCAAGTATCGTTGCTTGGACGTCAGGGACACGCCCCGCCGTGCCACCTCCAGCATCCACATAACCACCTGTTACAATCGGCACAGTACCTGCATTATCCATGTTGTCCTTGCCAAGTGGAAATCTACCCCTGAGATCAGGAACTCGAAATGTGTTTACTCCTACCAACGCAGCAGTGCCATTATACAAGTTACCGATGACATCAAACAGATCTGAGAATTTTGCTCTTTCAATTTCTGATCCGTCACAAAATAAATAACCATCAGGAGCAGTTAAACCTGCATAAGGCATCATAGCTCCTATTGGTACCGCCAAATCACCAAGAAATACTTCTCTGGTTTGTTTGAGTAGACCAGAACTAGACAAAGTACTTTCGCTAGGTCTGTATGTTAAAACAAAATCGCCTTTTTTGCCAAGATTCGGTGTGGGGGTGGATTTTCCTGCAATAATATTTGCAGTAAGAGTGGCGTTAAGGATTTTTGTAGAACTGCCCACTTGTCCGTCAAATTGCACAGCAGGTGAAATAACATCACCTGCTAATTGAAAACTGGTAGTTGTGCTGAGCGCGGTAGCAGTATTGGCATTGCCACTGATGTTGCCGTCAAGCACTCCCTGTATGGTGTCTGCTATAATTGTTTTAGCACGTATGTTGTTATAGCGTCGTGTGGCGGTGCCTATATCATATGTGTTCGTTGTTTTTGGAAGAATGACATTTGTCTGCAGAGAACCCGTGACATCAACGCCATCACCAACAATAATATTTTTAGCGACTGCAATACCACCTTGTGTGATGATACTGCCATTATTCAGATTGGTACTAGCAGCAGAGTTGGTAGTGGTAAAGGATCCTGTAATTTTAGCATTGCCTTGTATATCCAATGCCTCTAGTGGGTTACTTTGATTAATACCAATTTTGTCGTCGACGATCCTCAAGATTGTTGCCGGAATACCATTACGGTTTGTCTGAAGATCAATAGAACTACCAGCAGATGAGTTATAGATATTGCTAGACGTTGCAGTAGCTGATAACTTGAATGTTTCGTCGGCTCCAATTGAAATACCGTTGTTGTTTTTTATTTTAATTTCAAAATTCGTGGTATTAATTACGTCTGATCTAAGGAATTTACCTGCTTGTACTTCTACACCAGAAATGGATAATGCTTCTGCATTTCTTGCTGTGCCATTCAGCACAGGTAAAAAGCCTCCCACAAAATTTGCGATTTCACCCGAAGTAGCAGGAGCACTGATGTTTATACCGGATTTGATAATATCAAATCCTGTTATCAAAGTCTTTGGTGTAAAACTATCTTTGCTGAACACGATCACAGGGATGTCAGCAATATAAAATATAAGAATAAACCTGTCTAAATTATCGGCATCGGAAATTTTTTCTATGACCGGTCCATATCTCAGACCGCCAACAGAGCTTTCAACGGGTCCGACTAATATCCATCTTGTGCCAGTGAATATACGCAGTTGTTGATTTGTGGTATCTACCCAAAGTTCGCCAACTTTGCTGTTTTCTACTGCAGGTTGGCTAACACCTTTCTGTATGCCCGACGCTGCTTTCCATGCAGTGTTATCCCAGATTTTTAAAGTCTGTGTGCCGCCTGTGCTGTCATACCATAACTGTCCTTCTACTGGATTCACCGGTTGGTTAGTAGATGCAAAATTTTCTAAAAGTGATAAGAAATTTTCTGCGATAATCCGACCGTAACCTGTGACATTTCTTCCAGGAAATGTCAAGCTGGTATCTGTGCTAGAAGTATTATCAAATACTGTGATTGGACTTTTATTTTCTTTGTCTGTAAAATTAACAATATATGGCATGATTATATCTCAGTGAATCCGGTCAAACTCTGCACACGTATAGTGTAGTCAATCTGAAGCAGTCTGTTGAGACTTTTCTGCACAGGATGAAACACCACATGTGTAAGTAATTTTCCTTCAGTGCCATCCTGGCCAATGCTTTTTAATCCTAATTCATCAAATACAAATTCGCCATTCATGTCAACACTGTTGTCAAATGCTTCTTGTTCTAATGGTTCTCCATAATCTAACAAGCAGCTGATCACAATATCACTGTAAGTTGCACCACTGATATGCCTAATTTCCATTTTATTTCTCAC